CGTAGCAGGTGCAGGCGTAGCAGGTGCAGGCGTAGCAGGTGCAGGCGTAGCAGGTGCAGGCGTAGCAGGTGCAGGCGTAGCAGGTGCAGGCGTAGCATTATAACACTTTAACTTGTCTAATAGTTTATTAACATAATCATTCACTTCATTATCTGAAATAATTTCCATTTCATCATGTTCATTTGTGAAAATATATTGACGTTCTTGTTGTTCTGGAGTTGAGGATTTGGGGGGGTGGCATTGTTGTGATTTAAGTGCACGTATTTCTGATTGCATACTCTTCATAATATGAGCAACTTCGCTTGTTGTGAGTTGTTTGTCAGTGCCATCATGTCCTTGCATAATAATTTGAGAATTAGCAGCACCATGTTGTTTAAGTTGATCGTTTTCACTCTGCAAGTTTTTAATAATATCAACAACCTCTGGGGTTGTGAGTTCTTTACGGGAGCCATCTTGGGATTGAATAACAATTTTACCATTATTCGCGGCTTCCTTCTCGCGGCGATTTTCAATTTCCTTCGTTTGTTTAATAACATCAGGTTTCATTTGAGGTTTGCCGTCAGGATAGTCTTTAATAAGTTCGTGTATTTCGTGCATATAGAAATTTTTAAGGTCGGCTTGTTTAACAAAATTGTCAACAGTTTTATCACTTTCTTTGACAAATGTATTTTGATTATTCAAAAGTTTGCGCTTATCGAACGTATTATGTTCATGTGAAAATACTAAAATCACTTTCTTGGGGTCAAGTTGAATAAAGGGGACAGAATAGTTTTTAAGAAAAGATTTTTCTTCGGCTAAAGCGGCATCATTATCATATGCATGGTCATCAAGCAACTGACGTTTAAATGCAAATGTACCGGCGGTAGCATGTGTAGCAGAATAAGGACCAAATTGATATATTTTTTGTAGCTCGTTAAAATAAATATAAATCTCACTAGAGCCTGCACATAGAACTTTAGGATGAGAAACCAACATATCAACGGCATGGCTTACTCGTTCAGGTGGGTAATAATCATCATCGTCCATATAAACAATAATTTCACCAGACGATTTGGAATGCATTAAATTGCGTTTTTTACCGAGGGACATTTTTTCATCATACTTGAAATATTTAATAGATGATTCGATTCCAGTGTCGACAAACAAATCTTCGACGTGGTCGGTACCATCGTCAATAACAATCCATTCCATTCTATCAGGAGGATAAGTCTGATGTCGAAAACATTTAATAATCGCCTCTATGAAAGGGCGTCGATTAAAAGTAGGCGTACAAACACTGACAAATGGAAGTTCTGTTTTAGGTTTGAGTTTTTTTTTATTGCGACCCATTAATTAATAATACAATAATTATTTAAGTTATTAAACGAAACCTTATGATATAATAACTCCCTTGGTTTTCCAAAACAAAAATACCATTGCTAATAAACTCCCAATCATGGCCTGTGATTGGAAGAACGTATTTGTAGGACCAACACTTAACATCAATAAAAATACCCAAAATCCCGCATTTGCAATTGTTTGAACTAATAATTTAAGTTGTTCGGTATTTTTATTCGTTTGAGAACGATAAGCATATAAAAATGGGGCACCCAGAATGAAATAACTTAAAGAAAACATCTGAACGCTCGTCCATATTCCCGTACATGCCATTATAAGCATGATGATAATACTAGAATATGGAGTAAATAGACCAGTTATAAGTAAGACAATAAACCAAACCATAGGTGAAAACAGTCGTGTACCAACAAATGGCCACATATTATTCTTAATTTTAACAAGTGGAACAACAATATTTGCACATATTGAAATGAACGTGCCGATAATAACAATCAAAGGAACAAGTGCTAATGAGACCGGTATATTTAAAGCAAATTTCAAAATATTAGTTCTAGATTCACCGCTGCCAGCAGGAACATACCCAATTGGTCTACATCCTTCAACTACCATATTCAATAACATGCGACCCCATGAAAAGGTAGTTGCACCAGAATCAATAAACCAATAAATAATATTAGACGTAAGCGTTCTTGGAGGATTTGCTAAAATATGATATGGTGCACCTACGCGGTCATATTTGCCAATATATGACCCCCCCCCTGACGGCGCATAAATGGTATTGATTGCATCTGTTGGGATTTTTGAGGATGAAGAGGGGTCTCTATAGGGATAATTCAATAAATCTTCTCCCCCGATATTATAACCACGTCGACAAATTAAAAACCAACAGATAGGCAAATATAATAGAGCTAAAACCTCCACTCCACATTTGCCTGCACCTTTAACCCAATTAACAACATTTTTTGTTTCATTGTCAGGGTCACGCGCAACATCACTTGAACCAAGCTTCGCATAAAAGGCTTTTTGACTCATAAGGTGTGTAGTAACTTTTCCAATAGAATCCTTCCATTCCAATCCGAGTTTATCCCTAATTGATTCCAAAAATGGAAAAAATGCTAAACCGTTCATTTAATATATCAGTATATTTTATAATGCAAATTAAAAATTATTATGATGCAATAATAATTTGTTTAATAATGATAACTGGCATATGTGTATTATTGTCAATATATGACAAATACTGCATAAATTGTGTAAGCAACCATATAGAGATAGGAAATATGTTTAAATCCCAAAAGATAATGGAATATATGAAGCCAGTGTTTGGCGAAGAGGAATGTAGTGGTATATTAACAAATGATGGATGTATTATAAACAATCCATTAAATGAAGTGAAAGAAAAAACGACCGGTTTATTTACAGATACCCGCTATTATAATAATTTAAGAGGAAGATGATAAACAGATATTATCTAGATAAATGCGAATCGAGTGAATATGTATGATTCCAGTTATAATACGAACCGTAAGCATCATAAATACAAACTGCTAATATAGTTAGCAAGAAACAATATATTTTTTTAAATTCAATGTAGTCAATAAACGCATAGGTGATGAAAATATAGCAAATAATGGCAATTACAGTAATTAAATAAATAATCGTGTATTCGAAAAATGTTCTTACGAGAATATGTGGAATAGTAACAATTGCATCGATAGTATACATCTCTAAATTATTAATATGAATTTTATAACGAATGATGATATTTTGATGAACATATTTGACTTTGATTGCGGCAGGAGAGCATTTCCATAAAAGTTCACAATTACTGGTGTTGAGTTGTAAACAAGAGACGAATGTATTGCCACTCAGAACCATTTGTTCTCTCCACACATTACATATGTTAGTATTAAAATCGTGATGATATGGTGCTGATATGCATCTGATATCATGAATAAAGAACGCCTGGTGTTTCAGATGAGTTGATTTTTTACATATCGATATGTCATGCGGTTTACTACTGATAGCAATATGGATATAAGTGATAGCAATTATGGTCTGGTGCAAATGTCGTAACATAATAGTATAATTACTACAAATTGATTATCTTTATTCAATTTATAGTAAAAGAAGAATGGACGAACCTTGGTACGAAGCGATGGAAATATCATTTACCGAAGTGAGGGACATATTTGAAAAAGAATATAAAGAGAAAGTGCCAAATAAAGAGTCACTCAAAGAAATCATTAATACTGTCGTACCAGATAATGTGTCATTTGGAAGTTACAGAGGATATTATACATTTCTACATCCCGTGTATAAAAAAAAAATTGAAGACCTCATAAATGTTCAAAGTGTTGATATTATGTAATCGTTCGTTTATTGTTTCCGTTCATTTTTCACACATACAATAAACATAAACTTTTCTTCTTCTATTTTTTTGATAATAAAGTCATTTTCTCCCAATAACTTTACTAATCTATTTATTGGTTTATCTGCTTCATCTATCTCTTTATTCCATCTCTTATATGGTTCTGCTATAAGGAGTATTCCTCCCGTATCCAAAATACGATGTGCTTCTTTCAAATAATCTTCGCAATTACTTCCCCACATTGCCAGCGAGAGAATAACCACATCTATATCATAATCATCCAAACCAGTATCTTTTATATCTCTCTCTACAACTAACTCGCAAGATGAATGGTGGTCTAAATTATGGAAAGTAAATCGTGGATTATTCACAAAATGTTGATTAATCTCTGCAAATCCACACCCCAAATCGGCAATAATTTTTTGTTTTTTCCCTGGTATATTTTCAAGATATTTAATCATTTTATTCCGCGGGATTTCATCTTCTGGAAATGATTCTTCATTGTCTTTTGATATTTTATGATATTCATCCCATTTTTCTGGGTTTTCTTTAAAATATGTATTCAAGTTTTGAGATGTCAGTGTTTTATATTTTTGGTGCAATACAGATATTTCACTTTTAGCTCGTTGTTGTCGTTCTGCTTTAATTTCTTGAGATGATTTTTTAGGTATTATGATAGGTTTTGACATGTCTTTTTTGGTTGGAGGTTTTTTCACAAGTTCATTTTCTTTAGTGTATTTTGAAAAATACATTGAATACTTGTCATCAGTAACAAACGATTCCCAAGATTTTCTAACATCTTCATTTTTTAAAATTCTATTTTTTTTAGTTTTATAGTTCGTTAGTTGATGACTAATCCATTTTCCTAATTGTTTTGTATCAGTGTCTTTGCTTGAATCAGGTGGTCTTTTATCATTTACATCAATATACATCTTTACCTTATCTAAAGTCTTATACCACAATGTATCGTTATCTTCAAAATACATCGAATATTTATCATCAGTAACAAACGATTCCCAAGATTTTCTAATATTTTCATCTTCCATAATATATTTTTTAGTTTTATAATTATTTAGTTGATTGGAAATCCATGAACCTAATTGTTTTGTATCAGTGTCTTTGCTACCATTAGATGGTCGTTTCTTATTTGTATCAATATACACCATTACCTTATCTAAAGTCTTATACCATAATGTATCGTTATCTTCAAAATATTCTGAATACTTGTCATCAGTAACAAATGATTCCCAAGATTTTACAATATTTTCATTTTTCATACTATATTTTTTAGTTTTATAATTCGTTAGTTGACGACGAATCCATGTTCCTAATTGTTTTGTATCAGTGTCTTTGCTACCATGAGATGGTCGTTTCTTATTTGTATCAATATACAATTTCACCTTGTCTAAACTTATATACCACAATGTATCGTTATCTTCAAAATAAATCGAATACTTGTCATCAGTAACAAATGATGCCCAAGATTTTACAATATCATTATTTGACATAATATATTTTTTAGTTTTATAGTGCTTTTTTTGGTCACCAATCCATGAACCTAATTGTTTTGTATCAGTGTCTTTATCATGTTTTGAGGGTCTTTTATCATTTGTATCCATATACATCTTTACCTTTTCTAAAGTCTTATACCACAATGTATCGTTATCTTCAAAATACATCGAATATTTATCATCAGTAACAAATGATTCCCAAGATTTTACAATATTTTCATTTTTCATAATTTCTGTTTTAGTTTTATAGATCTGTTGTTTACGACCAATCCATTGACCTAATTGTTTTGTATCAGTGTCTTTATCATGACTTGAGGGTCGTTTCTTATTTGTATCAATATACATCTTTACCTTATCTAAAGTCTTATACCAAATTGTATCTCTATCTCCTACATAAATCGAATACTTGTCATCAGTAACAAACGATTCCCAGGATTTTCTAATATTTTCATTTTTCATAATCTGTTTTTTAGTTTTATAATTATTTAGTTGATTGGAAATCCATGAAGCTAATTGTTTAGTATCAGTGTCTTTATCACATTGTGGTGGTCTTTTATCATTTGTATCCATATACAATTTTACCTTATCTAAGTTTTCATACCATTTCTTCTCATTCCAATTAATATCAACTTCCAAAACACCTTGTGAAAATGCTTTATCAAAATCAATACTACTTTCTTTTATTTTCCAAATGACTTCCAAATCAGGATGCATATGAACATCAAACAACTTGGGTCTTTTCTTTGGAGGTTCTGTAGATTTTCTTTTAATTGTCTGTTTCTTATCTTTTTTCACAATAGGTGAATATGTTTTATCATCTTCGCAATAGAATAATCGCAATGGTTCTTCATCCGTAGATTCCTCATTAACATATTTGATTGGTTCATCGTGGTTCTGAGTATGAATTTCAATCGTTTTATCACATTTTTCAGCAACCAGTTTTAAAAGTTCTTTATTCCCAATACCATCACCATCAATATCCAGTTCAATCCGTTCTTTTTCGCACACATATTTAATATTATCAAGTAGGTTTCCTTGTGATTCCTCAACAATCAATCCTTGTTTTTCAAGATTATCTTTCACTTCCTTTGGTGCATACATATTTGGGTATCGCAAGCACATTTCAAACAAATCGGGGTCATATTGATATTTAAATGCACTAATAACATTTAACGCCGTGTTAAAATTACCACATTCAGATAATTCTTCACGAATCATTTGGTCTCTTTTTTCAGGAGTATCCAAAGAAGAATATTTTGCAATATCTACCTCGCATGGAATAAGAATAATTGCTGGTGGCATATCTTTCTCCGGAAGTCTCACAAGTCTACCAATCCTTTGCGATTCTTTTACAATACTTTTAGTAGGATTAATTGGTACTCCCATATTAGCCCATTTCGTATCAATGCCTTCATTCAACATTCCACAAGAGGATAGAATATAAATTCTCCCTGGGACTTTTTGATCGAAATCTTCAAGGATGATATTTATATTTTTCGCTCCTGTATAAAGACCTTTTAAAATGACATTCTCAACCGAATATACAACTTTAGTATGAGGAAACTCTTCATTTTGAATTTTAGTAAATAGTTTTTTAACTAATTTTTGATTTTTCTTAGAAGCAAAGTCTTTTACAAATGAAATGGTATCGCTCATATCTTCACTTTCATTTACAAGTGAATGGTACGTTAAAATATTCCAATAGTCATACTTTCCAGATAAACACGCTCTAATGATAGATTCAAATACAGGTTGATATTTAGTTTTGTATTCAGGTTTTTGTGTATGTAGACTAATTTGTGTTTCAAATGATTTACATACTTTATCTTCAATTGCCTGATAATATAAATATTCATATGCTAATGGTCCACAATCACTGTTTTCGGGGTCATCTCTATCATACATGGTTATTCCATTTTTGTTAACAGGCGTTGCCGTGTAATATCGCGTTTGTTCCACAATATTTTCCAACTCCTGATTATTGAATACAATACTTTGTATTTTGTCACCAACAATATGATGTGCTTCATCAAATATTAATTTATCAATCTTGATATGGTTATCAATACAAATGTTAATAAAGTTTTCAAACGATTGATATGTAACTAAAACTGTTTTATTACCAGATTTTTTAAAGAATCGTTTGAGTTTATTTTCGCAAGTCGTAAATATTATTTCACCTCTCGTTTTTAGTTTGTCGTCATTGTCTGAACAAAACGATAAACACTTTAACTTATCAAATCCACTTTTGAATGGTTCTTCAGATGATAAAGCATAATCATTACAGTATTGATTAATTAGTCCCAGAGACGGAAACACAATAACATTCCTTTTTTTACAGTCGTCGAGTAAATCTACTGTAAATGTTCTGGTTTTACCAGTTCCACACCACATATTAATCAAACATTTTTTATATGGTTGTTGGAGTTTGATTGCTTCTTTTTGATGCAGATATAGTTCCCCCATTACAGGTAATAATATAAATTTTTAAAAAAATCAATTTACATCACGAAGTGAGAAACAAATTTTTTAAAAAAAAATTGAAGACCTCATCAATCAAATAATTAAATAAAACTCATTTAATTTCGTTTGTTGTAATGGTAATAGTCGGTATGTTTTTTAATCCCATGAATATTTTAGCGTATAGATTTTTGTCCATTTGAACGCGGGATGTTTTTGATAAGTGAGACTCCGGTCACAAGAAAAATAAATTGAGAAAAAAAACAGAAAGAAGAGGATTGCACCGACTCAGCTACATACGCCGAGACACAGCAACAGCAACAGCAACAGCAACAACAACAACATGTCAGCAGGCAAGTCAGCATCACGCCCACTTCTACCTGTTGAAGAAACCATCCGCGCTCATGCGCTGATTAATTGCGAGATTCGGTTCCATGCTTATCACAGCGGCATCAACCCCAGCCCAGTGAGACCGACAACGAACTACTTCGATAGATTGGACTGGCAGGCAT